CTGCTGAATATGATGTTGATTTTCTAATCATGGGTCCTGCTGGTGGGGCAACAATTTTTGAATCACAGGCAAAAGCAACAACACTGATTTCAATTGCAGAAGAAAGAAAAGATTGTATTGCAGTAATTTCACCACATAAATCAGATATTGTAAACCAAGCAAATACGGATACTCAAACAAGTAAGATTATTGAGTTTTTTGATCCACTTCCTTCATCTTCTTATGCAGTATTTGATAGTGGTTATAAGTACACATTTGATAGATTTAATAACAAGTTCGTGTATCTAGCACTTAACAGTGACATTGCTGGTTTGATGGCAAGAACTTCCATTGATGATTATGCTTGGTTTTCTCCTGCTGGTGCAAACAGAGGAGCAGTCAATAATGCAGTAAAACTTGCATATAACCCATCACAAGCACAAAGAGATCTTCTTTATTCTAGAAGAGTCAATCCAGTGATTGCTTCTCCTGGTCAAGGAATTATTCTTTTTGGTGATAAAACTGCTCTAGGTTATGCTTCCGCATTTGATAGAATTAACGTTCGTCGTTTATTCCTCAATCTGGAAAGAGCAATTGAAGATGCAGCAAGAGCACAATTATTTGAATTCAATGATGCTGTAACTAGAACTAACTTTATTAATATTGTTGAACCATATTTAAGAGATGTTAAAGGAAAGAGAGGAGTCTCTGAATTTGTAGTTGTCTGTGATGAGTCAAATAACACTCCAGATGTCATTGATTCTAATCAGTTTAAAGCTGACATTTTCGTAAAACCAGCAAGATCAATTAACTTCATTGGTCTTACATTTGTTGCTACACGTACTGGTGTTAGCTTCTCCGAAGTAGTCGGAAATGTTTGATTTGTCATTGAATAAAAAAAATCGAGGTATCTAAAGATGTCAAACGCAACAGCCAACTCCCCAGCATATATTGATAGAACAATTAATGATTTCAGATCAAAGTTAGTGGGTGGTGGTGCAAGACCTAATTTATTTGAATGTGTTCTTGCATTCCCATCTGGACTACAAAGTGAAGTAAAGGTGGATGAAGATTTTACCTTTATGGTAAAAGCAGCACAACTTCCAGCATCAAATATCAATGTAATTGATGTTCCTTTTAGAGGCAGAAATCTAAAAGTTGCTGGTGATAGAACATTCGATCCATGGACTATCACAGTCATTAATGATACAAACTTCAAGATTAGAAATGCATTTGAAAGATGGATGAACTTTATCAACCGTCATGATGATAATGCTGGTGTTATTACTCCAGCAGCATATCAGACAGAAATGGTTGTTCATCAACTTGGAAGAGGAAAGGAAGTTAGTGAAACTTCTGGAAAACTTCCAAATCATTCTGACAAAATTCCTGTACTTAAGACATATAAGTTCTTCGGAACATTCCCAACAAATGTAAGTGCAATTGAACTTTCATATGATGCTGCTGATGCTATTGAAGAATTTACCGTTGATTTACAAGTTCAGTGGTGGGATACATTTGATCCATCAAATGGAAATAGTATTTTAGGAACAAAAGAAGAGGTCTGATATAATTATAAATACTAGAACGGACTAGTATTTCATAACGATGCCTAAATTATTTGGTTACAAATTTGAGGAGTCGGGGAAGAAGGAGGAATCCATTCTTTCCCCAATTCCTCAAAATGAAGAAGATAAGTCAGATTTTTACTTATCTAGTGGATTTTATGGACAATATGTTGATATTGAAGGTGTCTATAAGAATGAGCAAGATTTAATTCGCAGATATAGAGAAATGGCACTACACCCAGAGTGTGATAGTGCTATTGAAGATATTGTAGATGAAGCAATTGTTTCAGATTTGAATGATTCACCTGTAGAGATAGAACTTTCAAATCTTCCAGCTTCAAATAAACTTAAAGAAGCAATTAGAGAAGAATTTAAATATATCAAAGAAATCATGGACTTCGATAAGAAGGCACATGAAATTTTTAGGAATTGGTATATTGATGGAAGAATTTATTATCATAAGGTTATCGATGTAAAGAAACCAGAAGATGGATTGAAAGAAGTTAGATATATTGACCCACTCAAAATTAGATATATCAGGCAACTAAAGAAAAATAGTGATATTTTTTCTTCAAACTCAAATGTTCTTTCTGGAAATAATGCAAGTGATAATACATTTGTAACTCCAGAAATTGACGAGTATTATATTTACAACCCAAGTGGTGCGTTAAAGCAGGGGTCTGGAACAACACCATTTACTTCTTCTAGAGATAATAAGGCAGTAAGAATTTCAAAAGATTCTATTACTTTTGTTACATCGGGTCTTGTAGATAGAAATAGACAAACTGTTTTATCGTATCTTCATAAAGCAATTAAGTCTCTCAATCAACTCCGCATGATTGAGGACTCACTTGTTATCTACAGACTATCCCGTGCTCCAGAACGTAGAATTTTCTACATCGATGTTGGAAATCTTCCTAAGATTAAAGCAGAGCAATATCTTCGTGATGTAATGAATCGTTATAGAAATAAACTTGTCTATAACGCAGATACTGGAGAAATTCGTGATGATAGAAAATATATGGCAATGCTTGAAGATTTTTGGTTGCCACGTAGAGAAGGTGGCAGGGGAACTGAAATTTCCACACTTCCTGGAGGACAGAATCTTGGGGAACTTGCAGATATCGAGTACTTTCAGAAAAAACTTTTCCGTTCGTTAAATGTCCCAGAAACAAGAACTAATGGAAGTAGTGGATTTAGTTTAGGTCGTTCTTCTGAAATTCTTAGAGATGAAGTTAGATTCACAAAATTTGTAGGAAGACTCCGCAAGAGATTTACAGCATTGTTTAATGACATGCTAAAAACTCAATTACTTCTCAAAAATATTGTAAGTGTAGATGACTGGCAAAGATTGTCAGATCACATTCAATATGATTTCTTATATGATAATCATTTTGCCGAACTTAAAGAAACTGAATTACTTAATGACAAGTTATCAGCAGTTGCTGCTATAGAACCATATTTGGGTAAATATTTTTCTGCTCAGTATGTAAGAACTAAAATTCTCAAGCAAACTGATGCTGATATTATCGAAATAGATAAGCAAATTAAAAAAGAAATCGAAGATGGTATTATTATTGATCCAAAACTATTAAATGTACCAGAAGATCCTGGCATGGTGCCTCAACCAACACCAGGTGGTGGTGCTATGGGAACTTCGGTAATGGAACCTGAGCCAGGTGAAATATAAATAGTTGAGTTATATTTAATAATACCATGGAAGATACTACTATTGTTGATTTGATTTCTAGTGAAGACTCATCTGGAATCAGTGATGCCATCAAACAACTTTTAATGGCAAAAGCAGCAGAAAAAATAGAAGGATTGAGACCAGGTGTAGTACACCAAATGTTTGATTTAGAGTCAGAGGAATGAAAACATTTCAAGAGTTCATAACTGAAGCAAAGAAGTGTTGGCCTGGTTATAAGAAAAAGGGAACACAAAAACTCTTTGGGAAGACTTATAATCGTTGTGTGAAAGAGGATAAAATTGATGAGGCAAAGTCTGATTCTAATTTATCAAGAGAACAAAAAATAGCAGTCAGAAATAAAAGACGTGGAATGAACACTGTTGATAGAATGATGGTACATTTGGATGATAGAGGAGAGAAAAAACAAAGAGGTGAAAAGGAAGATAATTGGTGGAAAACAAAGTTTGTGAAAGACAAATCAGGAAGACTTTCAAAACATAGAGATTGGCATGTGTCTAATCAAAATGATAGAAGAGCAAAGATTGAAGTTGAAGAATTTGAATATGAACTTGATTAAATAATAAATATTCTATAAGACTTATTTTTGAACGATAATGATTATAAAACCACTGTCTACATCTGAGGATATTAAAGCAGCTCCATTAGCAAATGCTACTGCTTTAGCAGGAACATTAGTTTATGTAGTAAATACAAATACTACTGCTGCTGCTTTGATCACAGTAGCAAACCAAACTCCAGTTACTGTTTATGTTCCTGCTGGGGAAGGTGCTATTATAGAAAAAGAACGTGGAGCAGTGATTGATGCTTCAACTGCTTCATCCTCAGTATGGGCTACTGCTGTCGCATATTCAAATTAAACCAATGAAACTAATCACAGAAGAAATCGAAAAGGTTAAGGTTATTACCGAAGAAAAGAACGGTAAAAAATCCCTTTTTATTGAAGGAATCTTCCTTCAAGCAGATAAACCAAATAGAAACAAGAGACTCTATGAAATGACAACTCTTGAGAGAGAGGTTAAGAGATATAATGAAAACTTCATTCAGAAGGGTCGTGCTCTTGGTGAACTTGGACATCCAGATGGTCCTACTGTAAATCTCGATAGAGTTTCACATAAAATTACCATGCTCGAAAGAGATGGTAGCAATTTTAGAGGAAAAGCAAAAATCCTCGAAACTCCCATGGGAAAAATTGCATCTTCACTTTTAGATGAAGGTGTTTGCCTTGGTGTTTCTTCCCGTGGTGTTGGTTCACTACGTCCAACAAATGAAGGATACTCAGTTGTTGGTGAAGACTTTATGTTAGCAACTGCTGCAGATATTGTTGCCGACCCATCTGCTCCTGATGCATTTGTTTCAGGAATTATGGAAGGAAAAGAGTGGGTTTGGGAAGGAGGAATACTCCGCGAGCAACTTGCAGAGAAAACTTATAAGAGAATAAATACCTTAGTTGATCAAAAATTGCTTGATGAACAGAAACTTAATCTGTTCCACGACTTTTTATCAAATCTATAACTAATAAATAAATATAGATTAACGCTATATAGTCTAATCGGAGAGTACAAATGTCCCGTGGTAAAAATTTACAAGAGATGGAAGTAGGCACTACACAATCCAAAACTGCTGTTAATGCTGGTGCAAAGCCAGCAGAAGCAATGTCATCGGCAGGAACTAATGCTTCTGGAGTATCAACTCCTGGACAAACTGGTTCTTGGGAAGATCTTGGTGGACCTACCCCAGAAAACTATAAGTCTGATGACGATTCAGCAAAGCTGAAAGTTCCTGGTGCTTCATTGTCACAAGTGAAAGATGTTGTTAATGGCAAGGCAGCTGCTGCTGATGCAATGAAATCAATGGCAAGAGAAGAAGTAGAGGCAGACGAAGAAGAAATTATTTCTGAAGAAGAAGTAATTGATGAATCAGAGGAAGAAACCATCTCTGAAGAAGAGACCCCAGAAGAGTTTGCTGAAATTGAAGAGCAAATTGAAGAGGATGTAAATGCTCTTCTTTCTGGTGAAGACCTCTCCGAAGAGTTTAGAGATAAGGCAAGAACAATCTTTGAAGCAGCACTAAATGCTAGAACTCAACAAATTGAAGAAGCAGTTGTTGCATACTACGAAGAGCAATACAACCAGCAACTTGCTGAACTCAATGAGTCTCTCACTGAGAGACTTGATGCATACCTAGAGTACGTATCAGAAGAGTGGTTCCAAGAGAACCAACTCGCAATTGAAAAAGGAATTCAGTCTCAGGCAACTGAGTCATTTCTCATGGGTCTGAGAGGACTTTTTGAAGAACATTATGTATCAATCCCTGAAGATAAATATGATGTGCTTGAGAGCATGGTAGAAAAACTTGATGAAATGGAGTCAAAACTCAACGAGCAAATCGAAAAGAATGTTGCTCTAAATAAGAGATTAGCAGAATCAGTAACCGATGTAATCTTCGCAGAAGTTTCCGAAGGTCTAGCTATGTCCCAAAAGGAAAAGCTTGCTACTCTCGTAGAAAATGTTGAGTTTGGTAGTGAA